TCATCTTTAGATATTGTTACATCATTTATCGACGAAATAAGTACATAGGAGTAATTATGACGGCAATAGTAAATGGAATCCAATACATCGGAGGCGGAACGGCCCCTGATGAATTTATAAAAAATCAAGCAGGTACGATTGATGGCACACAAACCGTTGAGAACGGAGTTCTTGCAGGACCTATTACAGTACCTGGTACAATAACAGTAACGGGGACATTAGTAATAGTTTAATGAGTGAAGTAAAAGTAAATAAAGTAAGCCCAAGATCTGGAACAGGTCTACAATTAGGAGATAGTGGTGACACTATAACTATTCCTTCAGGTGCAACTTTAGCTAATGCAGGAACAGCAACAGGTTTTGCTAGTATTGCTTGGCAATCTTCAATTGTTACAGCTGCAACTCACACAGCATCGGCTGGCCAAGGTTTATGGCTTGATACTAGTTCTAATGCTATTACACTTACACTACCAGCTTCTCCATCTGTTGGAGATCAAATAATTTTTACAGACTATGCAAGAAACTGGGGAACGAATGCAGTAACATTAAGTTTAAATGGATCAAAATTTCAAGGCAATACAAGTCCTAACCCTGTTTATAATACTAATGGTCAATCAGTAGATATTGTTTTTTCAGGAACAACTAAAGGTTGGATTCCTAATTCAGATGATGATGTAACTTTAGAAACCCCTCAAGCTTATTCAGCAAGTTTTTTAGTTATCGCTGGAGGAGGAAGTGGCGGATCTGGTACTTCTTCACCAAATTATAGAACAGGTGGTGGCGGAGGTGCTGGAGGATATAGATCATCTTTTAATAGTGAAACTTCTGGTGGTGGCGGATCAGCGGAATCTGCATTAACTCTTACACCTGGAACAGTTTATACAATTACAATAGGTCAAGGTGGTGCTGGTTCAACTAGTATTGGTAATGTTGGTGGTGATACTACACTTTCAGGTTCTAATATAACAGATATAGTTTCTGCCGGCGGAGGTTATGGTGCAAACTGGACTAATACTGGTGGAGCCGGTGGTTCTGGTGGAGGCGGTGGTGGTGATACAAATCCTAGAGCTGGAGGAAGTGGTACAGCTAATCAAGGTTATGCTGGAGGTGCTAATAATACTGCTGGAAATATATCTGGTGGCGGAGGTGGTGCTGGTGCTGTCGGAGCAGATGGTTCAGGTGCTAGATCTGGAGTTGGTGGAACAGGAGTAGCATCAACAATTACAGGATCATCTGTTACAAGAGGTGGCGGTGGTGCTGGTGGTCACACATCAGCTGATGGTGGTGGCGCTGGTGGTGGTGGAAACTCGGGAGCAACAAATGGAAATGGTTCAGCCGGAACTGCAAACACAGGAGGAGGAGGTGGTGCTTCTGGAGAAGAATACTCTCCAAATAATCCTACTAGTGGTGCTGGTGGAAGTGGTGTAGTAATTTTAAGTGTTCCAGATGCAAGTTATTCAGGAACAACAACAGGTAGTCCAACAGTTGCTACAGGCGTTAGTGGACAAACTGTTATAACATTCACAGGATCAGGGAGTTATACAGCATAATGGCACATTTTTGTAAATTAGGAGTTGGTAATGTAGTTGAACAAATAGTTGTTGTTTCAAACGATGTTGCAACATCTGAACAAGCTGGTGTTGAATTTTTACACAATTTATATAAAAATGATAGAGTAGTTTGGAAACAAACTTCATATAATACTTATAGTGGACAACATAGATTAGGTGGTACACCTTTTAGAAAAAATTATGCTGGGATTGGTTATACATATGATCAACAACGAGATGCTTTTATAGAACCTAAAATTTTTGATTCTTGGGTTTTAAATGAAGAAACTTGTCAATGGGAAGCACCGATAGCTAGACCAGAAGATGATCAAGATTATATGTGGAATGAAACAACAAGACAATGGGACTTAATAAATGAGTAAAATAGAAGTAGATGCAATAGAACCACAATCAGGTACAGCCTTAACTATAGGAGCTAGTGGAGACACGGCTACTGTTCCTAGTGGAGCAACCTTAACAATTGCTTCAGGTGCAACAATTAATAACCAAGGTACAGCAACAAACTTTGGTGCAACAGGCTCTGCGTCTTGGACAACAACAGTTAAGACAGGAAATTTTACAGCAGTCGCTGGTGAAGGATATTTTGTAAATACAACAAGTGGTGGAATTAATGTAACACTTCCCGCAGGAAGTGCAGGAGCTGTTGTTGCAATTAAAGATTACGCAAATACTTTTGATACAAATAATGTAACGTTAATTCCAAATGGTTCAGATAAAATTGGTGGAGAATCTGGTAACAAAAAACTTAAAACTGAAGGAATTGCAGTTACATTAATTTTTATAGATTCAACAAAAGGTTGGTTAGTAACTGATGATGGATTACAAAGTAATATAAAACCTTTAACTTATAGTGTAGATTTTTTAGTTGTCGCTGGAGGTGGAGCTGGTGGTCAAGATACGGGAGCTGGAGGAGGAGCTGGAGGTTATAGAAATTCTTATAATTCAGAAACATCTGGTGGAGGAGGTTCTTCTGAAACAGCTTTAGAAATGTCACCAGGAACAGTTTATACAATTACAGTAGGTGGAGGTGGAGCTGCAAACCCTGGATCTCCTAGTAGAATTGGTGCAGATGGTGATGATTCATCTATTTCTGGTTCTGATATTACAGATATAACTTCTGCCGGCGGCGGCGGTGGAGGTGGAGGCGGTGGTTCTCCAGGTCAAGCCGGTGGATCAGGAGGAGGTGGTGGTGACACTAATGGAACAGGTGGTGCTGGTACTGCCAATCAAGGTTTTGCTGGAGCAAGTTCAAGTGGTGGTTGGGCAGGTGGTGGTGGAGGTGCAGGTGAAGCAGGAGATACTGATGGTAATGGATATGGTGGAGATGGTTTGTCTTCTTCTATTACTGGACCAGGAGTGAGTAGAAGTGGAGGAGGAGCAGGGTGTGATTATCCTGGAACTAATACACCTGGAGGTACAGGTGGTGGTGGAAATGCTACAAACCCTACAGGAAATGGTGGTAATGGTACAGCAAATACAGGTGGTGGAGGTGGAGGTGGTGCAGTTTCTGCTCCTAGAAATGGTGGTGCTGGTGGTAGTGGAGTTGTAATTTTAAGAATGGCTGATGCAGATTATTCGGGAACAACAACGGGTTCTCCCACTGTTACTACAGGAGTCGGTGGATCAGATACAGTATTAGTTTTTAATGGAGATGGGAGTTACACAGGATAATGGCACATTTTGCAAGATTAGGAGTTGGTAATGTAGTTGTAAAAGTTCACGTTGTTTCAAATGATATTGCAACATCTGAACAAGCAGGAATAGAATTTTTACAAAATTTATATAAAACAAGAGATATTTTTAAACAAACTTCTTATAATACTATAGGGGGAGAACATTTATTAGGTGGAACACCTTTTAGAAAAAACTTTGCTGTTAAAGGATTTACATACGATCAAACTAAAGACGCATTTATAGCTCCAAAACCTTTTAATAGTTGGATATTAAATGAAACAACTTGTCAATGGGAAGCACCAGTTGCTTTACCTGACACAGAAAATAGTTATAATTGGAACGAAACGACAAAACAATGGGATTTAAATGAGTAGTATTATAAAAGTAAATACGGTTCAAGATACAGACGGTAATAATATTATCAATGAAAATGCTAATACTATTACTATAGGTAAATCTGGAGATACAGTAACTGTTGCATCAGGTGCTACTTTTGTTGGAGGTGGAATTCAATGGCAATCAACTATTGTAACAGGTGCTACACACACGGTGTCTGCTAATCAAGGTATATGGATTGACACATCTTCTAATGCCTGTACTCTTACACTACCTGCTTCACCTTCTGTAGGTGATCAAGTAGTTTTTACAGATTATGCAAGAAACTGGGGAACAAACGCAGTAACACTAAATTTAAATAGTGAAAAATTTCAAGGAAATACAACTCCTGTTCCTGTCTATGATACTACTGGTGAATCAGTAGATATTGTTTATTCAGGATCAACTAAAGGTTGGATTCCTAATTCTGACGGAGCAGTTGCTTTAGAAACACCACAAATAGTTGATATTGAATATTTAGCTGTAGCCGGTGGAGGAAGTGGTGGCCGTGGTAACTCTGGAGGTGGTGGAGCCGGTGGTCTATTAACTAATTTTGGTGGAACAGCTCTTAGTATTAATACTAATACAGTTATGACTGTAACAGTAGGAGCAGGCGGGGCAGCAATATCTGGTTCATCTGGAGTAGGAAATCAAGGAGCAAATAGTACTATATCAGGATCTGGATTTTCAACAGTAACTGCTATCGGTGGTGGAGCAGGTGGTAGAGGTAATTCAATAGCACCCGCACCAGGAAATCCTGGTGGAAATGGTGGTTCAGGCGGTGGATCTGGATATGGAGGTAATGGTGGTTCAGGAACATCACCACAAGGTAATGATGGAGGTAGTAATAATCCAGTTACAGGTGGTCCAAAATATGGTGGTTCTGGTGGAGGTGGTTTTGGTGCTGTTGGTGGTAATGGTTCAGGTAGTGCTGGTGGTAATGGTGGTAATGGTGGAGCAAATTCAATAACAGGTTCTTCAGTGACGTACGCTGGAGGAGGCGGTGGATCTGTAGATAACCCTGGAGGCGGAGGTTCTGGTGGTTCTGGTGGTGGCGGAGCTGGTAGTTATAATGTTCAAGGCCCTGGAACTGATGGACTAGGTGGAGGTGGAGGTGGAACTCACACAACTCAAGATTCAGGTAAAGGTGGAGATGGAGTTGTTATTTTAACTATGGCAGATGCAGATTATTCGGGAACAACAACGGGTAGTCCAACAGTAGCTACTAATGTAGGTGGCACAGGAAAAACAACTGTTAAATTTACAGCGAATGGAAGTTATACGGTATAAAATATTATGGCACATTTTGCAAAATTAGGAATTGGAAATAAAGTTTTATCGGTTGAAGTTGTGCACGATAGTATTGCAACAACAGAACAAGCAGGTGTAAATTTTTTAAATAATTTATATAAAACAAATGATGTTTGGAAACAAACATATGTAGATAAAAGTTTAAGAAAAAATTTTGCAAGTATTAATTATAAATACGATCAAACAAGAGATGCATTTATTCCACCTAGGCCTTTTGAAAGTTGGCTTTTAAACGAAACAACTTGTTTATGGGAAGCACCAGTTGCTTTTCCAGATGATGGGCAAGACTACAATTGGAATGATAATACTCAACAATGGGATCTTATTGACAAACCATAAAAATTAATGTAGTTTAGTTTTTGGTATGTTGGAAGAAAGTAATAATTTTATAAATCAATATTATTTATCAGATTCATCTATTTGTGATGATTTAATTACTTTATTTAAAAATTCTAAAAATAAGTTTACAGGTCAAATAGGAAAAGGTATTGATAAAACAATTAAAGATAGTACTGATTTATTATTATGGAATGAAGATATTCCTCAATCTAAAATATTAATTAATTATTTTAAACAATTAAATGAATGTTTAAATTTATATAAAAAAAAATATGTGTCTTGTAATACTCAAGTTTCAACTTGGGGTTTAGAACCTGCTTTTAGAATTCAAAAATATAAACCATCACAAGCATATCACGGATGGCATTGTGAAAAAACAGATTCATCTACAGCTATAAGACATTTAGTTTGGATGACATATTTAAATGATATTAAAAAAGGTGGAGAAACAGAATGGTATTATCAAAAATTAAAGGTAAAACCACAAAAAGGATTAACTGTTATTTGGCCTAGTGAATGGACATTTACCCATAAAGGTCATACTACTATAAATGAAAATAAATATATTATAACTGGTTGGTACGAGTTTAAAGAATGAAAAATTTAAAAGATTATATACTTCATTTGGACAATTGGATTCCTAATAATATTTTAAATAAAACAATAAAAGAATTATCTAAAGATAAAACTTGGCAACAACACACTTTTACTAATCCAAAAACATTTGAATCAAAACCAAAAAATGGAGATAAAGAACTTGATATATGTTATGGAAATAAACTTACTTATATAAAAGAACTTCATCAATTAACTTGGAAAGCTTTAGAAAGATACATTGTTATTGACAAAATTGGTGAAGAAACTTTTGATGGTTGGACAGGTTTTAGTTTAATAAGATTTAATAGATATAATAAAAATCAAATTATGTCTAAACATAGTGATCATATTAAAAGTTTATTTGAAGGAGAAAGAAGAGGCATTCCAATATTAAGTATAGTTGCTGTTTTAAATGATAATTATGAAGGTGGAGAATTTATTATGTTTGATGATTATGAAATTAAATTTAAAGCTGGAGATTTAATAATATTTCCATCTGTATTTTTATATCCACATTTGGTTAAACCCGTAAAAAAAGGAATAAGATATTCATTTGTATCTTGGGCATATTAAATGAAAGAACCTATACTCCATAATATTTTTCCAACACCTATTTATACTACAAAAATAGATAGAGGATTTACTAAACAAGAACTACAATTTGTAAAAGAACAAAAAAAACATTGTAGTAATAATGAAGGCAATATTAATACAAAAGATAGTTATATATTAAATAGAAAAGAATTTAAAAACATAAAAATTTTTTTAGATAAACATTGCAAAAATTATTTAGATACCGTTATTTGTCCTAAAAATAATATAGAACTATATATAACTCAATCGTGGTTAAATTATACAGAAGCAAATCAATATCATCATAAACACGAACATCCTAATTCAGTGGTATCTGGCGTGCTTTATTTTGATTCAGATATAAAAAATGATAAAATACTTTTTAGTCATAGTAAAGGTTACCAACAAATATCTCCAGAAACTGATAAAGAAAAATTTAATTTATGGAACTCTAGCACTTGGTTTTTTCCTGTTGAAACAGGTAATTTATTTATGTTTCCATCATCAACTACTCATCAAGTAGAAACTAAAAAAGGAACTAATACCAGAATAAGTCTAGCTTTTAATACTTTCTATAAAGGTTCTGTAGGATCAAATACTCAATTAACGGAGTTGATACTATAGAAATATAGTATATAATCTTTAGATGGAGGCAGGGCACCACCACATACCCCCTGTCTCCTTTTAAGGATTATTTATGAGTTTAGGATTTGACGCAATATCAGC